TCCTGTACAAGGGAGAGAATGGGTTGACCGTTCCAAGAAACTCGCTAAAACGAAGATTCAAGGTTCTAGGTCTACTGGTCTATCACCATTAACCATGGCTGAAACAGCGGTTGTTTCTCAACCAACCATCTGTTACAGACGCAATTCAAGCAAAACCCACTGGGTCGTTTCCATACGCGCCCTTATGGGTTTCACCACTCTGATGCTTCCAATCACGGACGCTAGCAACTCAACATACGCTAACGACGCAACAGAAGTTCTTGTAGACGAAATCGCCAACGGTACTCAAATTATCGCAAGCACAATCGCCTATTATATGATAGCTCTTTTGAACTCCCTTTCTTGGTTGATCTTGCTCCCTCATACAAAGATCTTTGTGGTGATTTTCTGCCTTACCTGCGCCCTTCACAAGGTGTGGTTGGCATGTGTATTCTTTTGGCACAGACGCCAGCTTGTAGCTGATGACGCCGTGCCTGAATATTCCACCATGACTGCGGTTCTCCGTACGTACAAAGGGGTTAACACTCCGATGTGGATGGCTAAGACTTCTAACGGAGTTTACTACTATCCCATGGAACATGCTAACATTAAGATCCCAGAATCTGAGATGCCCTGTGCTGGCTCTTCCATGAAATTCATGGACGAAGCACCTAAGGGCTGTGTTCGGATTTCAAGCACTAAAGATGGCCCTCAAGCTATCGCCTTTTGGTGTGATTTTGGTAAGGGGCGGGACTATCTTTGTACCGCATACCACTGCACTGCAGGAGAAGATTCCTTCTTTCTCCATGGAAATGTCAACGGTCAGCCTATGACACTACCCGTCAAGTCGACTCATGTTTTGAGCTCCTCGACGTCTGACTTCCACTTATGCAAAGTGCACAAGGCCGTATGGGCACAATTCGGAGTTAAGAAACTCGAATGTGCTAAGAGTCATCCCGAAGGGGCTACCTCATCTATGGTCTTTACCTTCTGTCCAACTAACCTACGTTGGCAGAAAGCCATTGGACCCGCGACTACCGACGGTTGTGAGTTCACGCATCGCTGTTCTACAGTGGGCGGAGCATCCGGCAGCCCTATAAACATCATGGGCCATCCTGCTGGAATACACCATCGTCACGATAGAGCGACTGGGACCAACAAAGCTGTTAGTTTTGAGATGATCCTCGCT